ATGCTGACTTCGCCGAGGAGTTTGCTATGCAGATTGGCAAGTACAACATGGCGATACTTGAGGACGTTAAGGATCTTTACCTACACGACTTTGGTATCTTTATTGAGATTGCACCAGACGAAGAGCAAAAAGCTCAGTTAGAGCAGAACATTCAAGTCGCTCTACAGCAGCAGACAATTGACCTAGAGGATGCAATTGACATCCGTATGATTAACAATATCAAGCTTGCAAACGAGATGCTTAAAATGAAGCGTCGTAAGCGTATGGAGCAGAAGCAGAAAGAGAAAGAGATGGAGTTCCAAATGCAGATGCAGACAAACATCCAATCCTCTCAGGCGGCTGCTGAAGCTAAGTCACAGGTCATCCAATTGGAAGGCCAAATGAAATCTCAGATCAAGCAGATGGAAGTTCAAGGCGACATTCAAAAGATGCAGGCAGAAGCTGAGCTCAAGAAAGAGTTAATGGCTATTGAGTTCCAATACAACATGCAGCTTAATGGCATGCAGATGCAGACATTAAAAGATCGTGAGACTGATAAAGAAAAAGCAAAAGATAAGCGAGTTGACCTACAGGCCACTCGTCAGTCTGAGCTAATTAACCAACGTCAGAATAACTTACCACCTCAGAATTTTGAGAGTCAAGAAGATTCTCTCGACGGATTTGATTTAGAGTCATTTGGACCTAGATAGATGAAAGTAGATAGAAGAGAAGAGTGGGAAACTACTAAAAAAGTTTGTGAAGAGCTTGTAAAGTATGAAATTAATCCATCTAATGGGATTATATTAAATATATCGCCAGATTATAGTTCTTCTATATCTATGCATATAGCACATCATTTAAGCTCTATGGGTGAGATGATGGAGATGTTACATATAAATGTTCCATATCCAGACGAAGATCCTACTCCTTATAGAGATAATTTTATAAAAATGATTCCTTCGTTTGATAAGCAAAAAATTGTATTAGTAGAAGCAGGTATTATAAGTGGAAGTAATTACACATTTATGTTTAATGCATTGTCTAATATAAAAGGAAAAGAAATAATAACCGTAGCACAATATGAAAACATACACAGCATTTTTAAATGTGATGTGGTTGGAAAGTATTACGATTGGAATAAAGAGCAACTAGAGTTTTATTGGGAAAGAGAAAATAAGCACTGGGGGTAGTGAGTAAAATGAATGATAAAAGTATTTATTAACTTTGTTGAAAATTAAATTAAATGGAAAATGAATTCAAAGTAAGGTCTGTAGATTTCGAAGAGAAGTCTGTAGCTGAAAAAGAAGCAGCGCTTCTTGAAGGATTAGAAGATCACTCTGGTGATAATGATACTGTAAAGATTGACTTAGCAGATCAACCACCAGTTGAGACAGTAGTAGATGATAATCCACCACAAGAGGTGGATTTAGATGATAATAAAGTTCTTTCATATCTAGGAAAAAGATGGAACAAAGAGATTACATCTTTAGATGAGTTAGTTGAGCAGCGATCACAAGCTGAAGAACTACCTGAAGATGTCTCTGCGTTTCTAAAGTATAAGAAAGATACCGGGCGTGGTATTGAAGACTTCATGAAGTTGAATGTCGACTACAGCGCCATGGATGAAGATTCTTTGCTTTACCAATACCACAAAGACCAAAACCCAGAGCTTGATGCTGATGAGGTTAAGTTCGAGCTTGAGTCTAAGTATTCATATGATGAAGACTTTGATGATGAGAAGCACATTAAAAAGGTAAAGCTAGAACGTAAAAAAGAGCTGACTAAGGCTCGTAACTACTTTAATAAACTAAAAGAACAGTACAAGGCGCCGCTTGAGTCAAGGGATGCTTTTGTTCCGGCAGAAGAAAAAGAAGCTTACGAATCTTACAAGCAATATAAACAAGCCGCAACTAGCGAGCAAGAGGAACAAACGAAGCGGTCTCAGTTTTTTGCTGACAAGACTAGTGAGTTGTTTTCAGATAAGTTTGAAGGTTTCAAATTTGCAATTGACGAAGACAAGGCATTAACCTATAAACCAGCAGAAGCTAAGTCACTTCTTGAAGAACAGTCTTCACTAAAGAACTTTGTAAATAAGTTCTTAAACGAAGATGGTTACTTAAAGGATGCTGAGTTATTCCATCGAGCAATAGCGATTGCTTCGAACCCTGATAAGTTTGCAAAGTTTTTCTATGAGAAAGGAATGGCAGACACAGTTGATACAGTCTCTAAGGAGTCAAAAAATATCGACATGGTGCGCCAATCTACTCAGATGACTAAGAAAACTGACGGTGGTTTCCAAGTAAGAGCTGTAGAACCTAGTTACGGTAACAGATTAGTTATTAAACAAAAACCTAAAAACTAGAAAAAATGGCTGGTACATTATCCGCATCTCCGGGCCCATTATTGACCCCGAGTTCCGTAAAGGCAACATTGCCTACAAACTACATCACAAACTTTGATTTCTTGAATCAGTATCTTCCTGATACTTATGAGCAAGAATTCGAGCGCTACGGTAACCGTTCAATCGCATCTTTCTTGCGTATGGTCGGTGCCGAACTTCCTACTAACTCTGACCTCATTAAATGGGCAGAACAAGGTCGTCTTCACACAAAATACACTAACGTTGTTCCTGCATCTGCAGCAGCATCTGACACAGCTACATTCAACATGCCTGCGGCTACTGTATGTAACTTCCGCGTAAATCAAACTGTATTCTTGTCTTCTCAGACAATCGGTGCTAATGCAGCTAAGGCTGTTGTTAGTGCAGTTGCTTCTGACGGATCTACATTCACAGTTAAGTTCTATAACGCTTCTGGTTCACCATTTACAATTACAACTGAGCTTGTAACTGCATTTGTTTACGGATCTGAATTCGGTAAAGGAACTAGCGGTATGAGTGGTTCTTTGGAAGCACAAGACCTTTTCTTCGACAACAAGCCAATCATCATCAAAGACAAGTACACTGTCTCTGGTTCTGACATGGCTCAAGTTGGTTGGGTTGAAGTAACTACTGAGAACGGCGCTACTGGTTACTACTGGTACATGAAGTCTGAGCACGAAACTCGTCTACGTTACGAAGATTATTTAGAGATGTCAATGGTAGAAGGTGTTAGAGCTGAAGCTGGTTCTGATGCATTAGCTTATCTTTCTCCATCTACAGCTGCTGCCCCTGGTTCTGCCGCTGGTTCTACAGCTGCCGGTACTCAAGGTATGTTTGCTGCTATTGAAGCTCGTGGTAATATCTGGGCAGGTGGTAACCCATCTTCTTTAGGTGACTTCGATACAATCGTACAACGTCTTGACAAGCAAGGTGCTATCGCTGAGAACGTATTGTTCTTAAACCGTCAGTTCTCTTTCGACATAGACGATATGTTGGCTGCTCAGAACTCTTACGGTGCTGGTGGTACTTCTTACGGTTTGTTTGACAACAGCGAAGAAATGGCTCTCAACCTTGGTTTCTCTGGATTCCGTCGTGGTTATGAGTTCTATAAGACAGATTGGAAATACCTTAACGACGCAACTCTTCGTGGTGGTATCGTTGGTGGTGCTATCAATGGTGTCTTGGTTCCTGCTGGTACAATGAGCGTTTACGATCAAGTACTTGGTAAGAATGCAAAACGTCCATTCCTTCACGTTCGTTACCGTGCTTCTGAAGCTGAAAACCGTCGTTACAAAACTTGGATGACTGGTTCTGCCGGTGGTGCACAGACTAGCGACTTGGATGCTATGGAGGTAAACTTCTTGTCAGAGCGTGCGCTTTGTACATTAGGTGCTAACAACTTCTTCCTTTTCAAAGGATAAGAATAATACGAGAGGGGTTTCGGCCCCTCTCTATTTTTTTTTTCAATAATTTAAATTATATCAAATGAACAGAGTAAAACTAGAGCCTAAGGATAGGACATATTTATTAAAGTTGCAAGAAGCTCCACTGAGCTACTACATTGCACACAAAGACACTCCTCGCAAGCGTTTGCTTTATTATGATGAAGAAACCAACGCTAATCATCCATTAAGATATGCGAGAAATTCAAGAAGCCCATTTCAAGATGATCAAGATGCCAACGTAATTGTTGAGCCAATTGTATTTGAAGACGGTGTTCTTACAGTTCCAAAAAGCAACCCAGTATTACAAGAATTCTTATATTACCATCCAGGTAACAATACTGAATTTTATGAGTTTGATGCTGAGCGTGATGCACAAGAGGACGTTAAGGAGTTATTCTCTGAGATTGATGCGTTATTACTTGCGCGTGATTTAGCTGACAAAGACTTAAGTACCCTCGAAGCAATTGCTAGATTGGTATTAAACGGTAACGTTGATTTAATGAGCTCTGCTGAGATTAAGCGTGATATGATGTTGTTTGCTAAGAGATATCCTCAAGACTTCATGGAAGCCGCATCTGATCCACTTTTAAAGGTGAATAACATGGCTGCTCGTGCATTCTCTACAGGTTACTTTACATTCCGTGGAAACAAAGACATCCACTTTAACCTAAAAGACAATAAGAAGCGTTTAATGACCGTTCCATTTGGGCATGATCACATCCACGCGCTAGCGTCTCACTTGCAATCAGATGAAGGTATAGAGCTATTCAAATTCCTTGAAGATAAGTTCTCTGAGAATAATTAATATTTTACATGGTAGTAACAAATAATATTATATATTTGCTACTTCTACTTTAGTCGTTTCCAAAACGAAGTAATTGGGGTATCAGGTGAGAGCGATGCCCCATTATTTTTTTTTGATTAACTTTGAGCATTGTTTAACCCATTAAATTTTTAGAAAATGGAAAAGTTTTTATCTATCCCAGTCACAAGTGCTGGAAACCAGTTAGTATCTGCTAATAATGTAATCTTAGTTGAAGCAGCTGCTGATTCTGCAACTGCTGTTACAACTTTAATTACTTATGCAGGTGGTAAAGTTGTTACATTGACTCATGCTGCTCAAGTTGCTTTTAGTATGCGTGACGCAATTCAAGCTGCAATTGCTGCTTCTTTGCAAACATCTTGGACAAATGTTATTTATGACGTAACTGTTCCACAGGCTGTTAGTGACATCGATGTAGCTTAATCTAAAGCTAACTACTACTTAAAGGGCACTCTACATGGAGTGCCTTTTTTTATTTATCTTTGTACAAAAGCAGTCAGATGATCAATGACGTTCGAAATACAGTACTCTCTATAATCAGCAAGGATAACCGTGGCTTTATTACGCCATTGGAATTCAATCAATTTGCCAAACAAGCACAGCTTGAGATTTTCGGTCAATACATGTTTAATTATAGCAATGCAATTAATAAGCAGAACGCTAGAATGCATGGAGAGGGGTATACTGATATTCCTAAAAATATGGGTGAGGTTATAGATTCATTTTCTGTATTAACTGCCCTAGGCTATAATGCAGGTACAAACAAATTTAATTTACCTGTCGATTACTTTTTCTTAGAAAAGGTAATATACAACAACAGTAAAGAGGTAGAAAAGGTTAGTCATCGTAAGATATTAAACCTAGTAAACTCAAACCTAACCGCTCCAAGTACCGCTTATCCGGTATACACAATGGATGAGAACGGCATATTGGTTTATCCTACCACAATAACTACAAACGTAACTAGTCAGTACTTAAGATACCCAAGAGATCCACAGTGGACTTACACTGTAAACGGACTTGGAGATCCGTTCTTTAATCCAAACGACTCTAACTACGTAGACTTTGAGCTACCACTCGATGACTTTGCTAACCTGGTTATAAAGATCCTCGAATACTCTGGTATATCAATTGGAGATAAAGATATCGTATCGGCAGCTAAAGCTGAAGAAGTACAAGACATTCAACAAAAACAATAATGGCATATATTACTAACTATCAGTACTATACCAATAATGGTAACATTCCTGAGGACGCTAATTGGGGTTCTTATCAGTACGT